GCTAGATACTGATGGTGGATATTGGAAAACTGAAGTTAAGGTGAGGGAAGTGTAATGAAGAACTTATCTCAAGCACTATTAATGGAAGCTATGAATATCAACAGTGCGAATCCTTGGTTAATATTATTTGATATTATATTACCAGACAGTCAAGGAACACTAAGATTGGTAAAGAATAATGAAAATATAACTTTTGATGGAGATGAGTATTTAGCATTTCCTTTAGAACTTGATTCAGTTTCAGATAGTAGTGATAGTGATATTCAAACATTAACTGTTAAAGTATCTAATGTAACAAGAGTTATACAAGCATATCTAGAAGAATTAGATGGGCTAATTGGAGGCCAAGTTACTCTTAGAATAGTTAATGCTGGTCTTTTAAGTGAGAATTATTCAGAATTAGAAAGAACTTATGATATCATTGGTTCTTCTGCTGATTCTCAATATGTTAGTATAACTCTTGGTGCTCCTAACCCATTAGGAAAAAGATTTCCTTTAGATAGGTATTTAGCTAACCATTGTAATTGGAAATTTAAAACAATAGAATGTGGTTATGTGGGCATAGATTTAACATGTAAAAGAACATTAGAAGATTGCCAAAATAAAGTAAATAGTAGAAGATTTGGTGGACATCCCGGTTTAACACCTGGAGGAATAAGTGTTGTTTAATGATTTAATGAAAGAGACTTATGAAAAAGACAAAAAAAATTGTTACTGGCTTCCAAAAGAGATTTATAAAAGGTTAGGAATAAATCTTCCAGAATATGATGAACCAGATGAAGCAAGTACAATATCAAAAATGATTAATGAGGGGAAAGAATTTGCAGAAGAATTACAAGAACCTGAACCTTTTTGCTTCGTGTTGTTTTCTTTAAGACATCCTTATATAAATCATATAGGTGTGGTATTAGAAGATTGTAAAAGTTTTATTCATATGTTAAAAGGAAGAAATGTAGTTATTGAAAAGTTAGACAATGATTTTTGGAAAAAACATCTTAAAGGATATTATAAGTGGATAGGAAAATAGGAATAGTAAAGATTAAAAATCCATTTAATAAAATGGACAGAACTACTTCAATGGTAGATTATGGTGGGGAATCTTTACTAGAATTGCGTAATAAACACTTCCCAATGGACATAGATGTTATAACGTCTCTTAATGGCAAAGTGATAGCTAAACATGATTTAGAATCTATATATTTAGTTCCTAATGATTATATATTGTTTATTCCTTCTATAGAAGGAGATGATATACTTCCTATATTAGCAATGGTAGCATTGGTTATAGTTGCAATTGTCGCTCCATATGCTGCTGGAATAGGAGGTACTTTCGCTGGTACACTGTTATCAGCAGGTATTATGATGGCTGGTGGAATATTAATAAATAGTTTTTTAGCACCAGCAACACCATATATTGACACATTAACAGCGAGTGCTTCAAGTAGTAATGGTATTGAAGATTCTGACACATCACAGATATATTCATGGAATCCACAAACCACACAACAACAAGGTTTGGTTATTCCTAAAATATATGGAACAGTTAAAGCTACTGGTAATGTGATAGCTGCTTATATAGAAAATATAAGTGATAACCAATATTTAAATATACTTATAAATTTAGGTTATGGGCGTGTACATAGCATTCATACATTCAAAATCAGTGATCAATTATCTTCTAGTTATAATAGTATTAGCATAGAAACCAGAAAAGGATTAATAACTCAAAGTACAATTTCAAATTTTAATGATACTAAAGTTGAGTATTCTCTTTCTAGAAAAGTTGTATATGGAACACCAATAGAATATCTTACAGTTGGAGATAATTTTGACTCTTTAGAAGTTGATATAGCTTTTCCAAATGGTTTATATTATAGTAATGATCAAGGTGGTTTGGATGCTGTATCAGAGAGTTTCTATGTTCAAGTAGCAAATCTAAATGCTCCTAGTACTTGGTATTGTTTAACAAATACACCAACTGCTTATTCTTACATAGAATATGTAGGACAGTGGAGACAGGGATATTGGTCACTTCGTTTTACAGATGGAGAGACTGCTGGTGAAACTGTTTGGATAGATACTGGTGCTCCAGGTTCTTCAAACTATGGTGATCATTATGAGGGTGAAAAAGTTTCTGATATTGCTGCTTTCATGACTTATTATTATGATAACACTATGGGGTCTTGGACTTATAGTTTTTGGCACTGGTGTGGAGATGTAATAACAAAGTATGTCACAGCTTTATCAAACGCTACTATTGTTACTGGTGCTCAAACAAATGCTATAAGAAGAACTTATAGAATAGATGGGTTACAACCTGGTCAATATAAGGTTATGGTTGCAAAAAATACCGCAGAATATAATTCTGCAAGGTATGGGGAAGATATGTATCTTTCTGCTGTAAGAGAAATACATGTTGATGACTTTCAGTATCCAAGACATGTTTTAGTTGGTATAAAAGCATTAGCTACAGATCAGTTATCAGGTTCTTTTGATTTCTCTTGCATAGTAGATGGTTCATTAGTTAGAGTTTATAGACCTGATGAAGTAATAGGTTCCGATGGTTATAATTATAGATGTATAAGATCACATGTTGCTACAGCAAACACAACACCAACAACTGGTGCTGATTGGGCAACATATTGGGTACAAGAAGGTCATTCTGGTGTTCTTCTTGGTGCCGTTTTTACAGTAGGTACTGTTTATTCTGATATAAATAGTTGGCGTGTAGAATTTAGCAATAATCCAGCTTGGGTATGTTATGATGTATTATCTCAACCCATAATTACAGACACTTTAACAATAGAAAGGTATGATGGAGTAGACCCATCTAGACTAGATACAACTTCATTTAGAGCATGGGCTGATTTTTGTGATGAACTAGTAACTCAGGGTGGACTTACTGAGAGAAGAATAACTTTTAATGGAACATTTGATTCTAGTTCAGCATTGTGGGAAGCTGCAAATAAAGTTTGTCAAATGTCAAGAGCAGTATTACTTTGGAATGGTATAACCATTAAAGTAATAACGGATGAACCTAGTACTCCAGTTCAAATGTTTTCTGTAGGAAATATAGTAGCAGATAGTTTTAAAGAGACATTTCTGAGTTTAGAAGAAAGGGCTTCTGAACTAGAAATATCTTTTGTGAACTCACAGAAAGATTATGAAAAAGATACTCTAAATATTTTCAATAAAGATATTGACACAAATAACAAAGTCTCAATTGATCTAGTTGGTGTTACTAAATCAAGTGAAGTTTGGCGTGATGGTATGTATAGATTATATAATAACCAGTTCTTAACTCGTACAATAGAGTTTGATGCAGAAGTGGATGCTGTTGCTTGTACTGTTGGTGATTTAATTTGTGTACAACATGATGTTCCTTCTTGGTCAGATGGTGGAAGAATAGTCTCAGCTACTTCTAATACTGTTACACTAGATAAAGAGATAGCAATAACAGAGGGAAATACTTATGTTGTTAAAATAAGATTATCTGATGGGACTTTAGTTGATAAAACTATTACTGATGTTTCTGGAACATTAACTACATTTACTTTATCATCTCCTTTTGATGTCCTTCCAGATCATGATAATACTTATATTTTTGGTATACAAAATAATGCAAAACCTTTTAGAGTAACTGGTGTTTCTTATACATCACCTCCAGAATTAAAGTATTCTATAAAAGCAGTAGAGTATAATGCGAGTATTTACAATTGTGATACTGACACTCCAGCATATCCAACTACTGATTACTCTACTTTAGAAACAGTACCACAAGTTTTATCTTTAACAGCAGCAGAAAGATTAGAAAAAATTAGAGGAAATATTGAAGTTGTTATAGATGTTTCCTTTAAAAAACCTCTTTCTTCTTTCTTTAAAGAAGCTCAGATATGGTATATGGATTCACAAAATACTACTTGGAGGTATGCTGGTGTTAGTTCAACTGGTTACTTCAAAATTTCAGGTGGTATCACTGAGTTAGTAACCTATACAATAAAAACTGTTTCCAGAAATACTTTAAATGTTTGTGAAAAATTTGAAGATGGATTAACAACCACAGTTTTTATTAATGGCAAATCAACAAAACCTTCTGATGTAGTTAACTTTTGGGCGCAAGGTTCTATTGGTGGGTTAATTTTAGGTTGGGAAGATATATCAGATTTAGATTTAAAATACTATAAATTACGTTATAGTACAAATACTGATGATACTTGGGAAACTTCTATTGACTTAGCTGTTATTAGAGGTACAACTATTACACTACCAGCAGCACAAGATGGTATTTATTTTGTGAAAGCAATAGATACTTCTAACAATGAAAGTGATACTGCGGCTTCTTTAATAACAACAATTCCTAGTATTTTAAACTGGAAATTATTAGAAACTGTTGACGAATCTGTAGATGAATTTAATGGTATAACATTAAGTACAGTTGGTTCTTCAGGTGGTGTATATCTTAGTAGTTCTGCTTATGTTTATGTAGAAAATTTATTAAATGATGTTCTTAGTTTGGACACTGTTCAGGACTTTGATACTCTTGATTCTTTTTATGCAATATCAGGAATAACTTCTAGTATTGTTTACACAGGATATTATGAGTCTTTAACTACACTTTCTTTTACTGAAGTATATGATACAAGATGTAGTGTAGAGTTGACTTTCGTAGGAATAGATTCAGCTAATCTTTTTGATGATGTTTGGGACTTTGACGCAATTTCTGATTTTGATGGTGAAATTATTTCTGGAGTAGGTGTTCAGCCACAGATAGCTCTATCACAGGATGGGGTAACATGGAATGAAGATAGGGTAGAAGGAACTGATAGTAACTATTATAAATGTAAAAGAACACATAAATCAGATGATCATTCTAAACCAATAACTGGTGATAATTATTTAGATTATTGGGAGTTATTAACAACATGGACTACTATTGGTACTGCATGGGAAATTGATACATTATATGATGATGCTGAATATCAAAATTTCTTAATTGGAGATTTTAAAGCAATGGCTTTTAAGTTTAGATTAAAATTATATACTGACAATACAACTAAGTATCCTCTGGTTACAGATTTAGCTTTTTATGCTGATGCTCCAGAAAGAAGTGAATCAGAACAAGATATAACTTGTTATTCAACTGGTATACATAAAGTTTTTACAAAACCATATTTTTATAAACCAAAAATTGGTGTTACAATACAAGATGCACAAGAAGGGGACTACTATAGTCTTGAAGGTATTGATCTTGTTGGATTCACACTTACAATTAAAAATACTAGTGTGGGAGTTGATAGAACAATAGATTGGGAAGTAAGAGGATATTAATGGGAGGAAAGAATGTCTCAACATGATTTTGATATAACTAAAGTCGATGCAAATGCTGGAATAACAGTAAGAGCAGCTATAAATACTGCATTACAAGCACTAGCATCAAATAGCAGTGGGATTGGAAGTCCAGCAACTTCTTATCCTTACCAATTCAGAATTGATACGTCAGTATCTCCAGCAGTTGTATATATGAGGAATAGTGCAAACTCAGCTTGGGTAAGATGGGCTACAATTGATGCTAGTACTTCAGTTTTAACAGTTGATAAAGCTATAGACTCAGATAAAATAAAAGCATCTTCAACTGACACAACTAGTGCCTATTTAAATGAAAAATTAATAGCTGGTAGCAATGTTACTATAACTAAAGGAAATACTGGTTCAAATGAAACTCTAACTTTTACTTCTACAGCATCAGGAATGATTACTGGTACAATCATAATGTGGCCTACTTCAACTGTCCCTGCTGGTTATTTTGAATGTAATGGTGCTGCTGTTTCAAGAACTACCTATTCAGCTTTATTTGCAGTTATAGGAACATTGTATGGTCCGGGTGATGGTGCTAACACATTCAATATTCCAGATTATAGAGGTTATTTTTTACGTGGTTGGGACCACGGAACAGCAAGAGACCCCGATAGGGCTACACGTACTGACAGTGGTAATGGAACAACTGGAGATAATGTTGGAACGAAACAAACTGGTATGTATTACACTCATACCCACTCAGCTAATTCTCATAATCATAGTGCGTCCGCAACTGCAAGTAGTAGTCTTGGTGCAGCCGTAGGAGCAGCAATTTTTTCTATGGTATATTTTCATGCTGGTGCAGAAGCTATACCTGCTCTTGGGTCAGGTGGTGACGATTTTGAATGGTGGTCAGGTATTCCTTACTCTGTTTCTACTTCTGTGTCTGTTACCAATACAGCAGCTACTTCAACAATTAATAATAGTGGTGGAAATGAAAATAGACCTATAAATGTAAATATTATGTATTGTATAAAATACTAAGGAGTGAAAAATGTCTCAACATGATTTTGATATAAGTTCTGCCGATACCAACACTGGTTCTGGATTTCGTGCTGCTGTTAATGCTGCATTACAAGCACTAGCATCAAATAGTGGAGGCACTGTAGAGCCTACAACTCCATACGCTAATCAGCTTTGGGCCGATGAAGATGCTGGTCTTCTTAAAATGAGGAATTCTGGAAACACAGCATGGGTAACTGTAGGAACCTTAAACTCTATCAAGTCAGTTACTAATGGTGATGAACATGATCACTTTGGAGGAGATGGGGCATTAATAGACCATGCTAATTTAATTAGTATTGGTTATCATACACATTCACAGATAGATGCTCACATAACATTAACTTCTGGAAATCCTCATAGCGTAACCAAAACAGAAGTAGGATTGGGGAATGTTTTAAATACAGAACAAGTATCAAAATCAGATTATACCGCAAATAGTATTCTAGGTGCAACTGTGTCTGCAACTCCTATAACAATAACTATAACTGAACAGACAATTGTAGGAAGAAAAACTGGTGGTGCTATTGCTGCTTTGTCAGGTGATGATGTATACTCTATTATTGGGGAACCTGATAATATTGAGTCTGCAACTCCTACAGAACCCTCAATTACTGGTATTAAAGTAGAATTAACTGCTGGAGAAACATTCTCCCCTTATAGATTAGGGTGTATTCAACCTGATGGTAAGATTTGGTATGCAGAAAATAATATAACATATACTCCTGCTTTGTATCTATGTGGTGCCACAACAATTACTGCTGATGTTTCTGGAACCTTCTTGAAATTTGGTCTTGCTAAGAATTCATCTTGGGATTTAACACCGGGAAGTCCGGTATATGTTAGTGATTCAGATGGTTTAATTACACAAACAGTACCTTCTGCATCAAATAAAGTTGTACAAATAGTTGGATTTGCTATAGATTCAACTACTATAGATTTTAGTCCTATATTTAGTTATATACTATTGGCATAAGGAATTGAAATGTCTGAAATATCTAAAATATGTGGAATTGCAGTAGCTCAAATATCTAAAGTATCTATGGTACTAAAAGGTGTTATAGATAGTATTTATGGTATAGACTTTCCTGCTGAAAGTATTGGTTGGGGATTGCAAACTCCAGATGGTGCAGATTTAGCAACTCCAGAAGGAGAATTAATAACTATCCCTGGAACGTTTGTGACTATAGCAGATTCAAATCATGCTATGACTAGTGCTAATGTTGAAATTTTTGGTGTGTCAACACTTCTCCAGACACCAGTAGAAGAGGATGTACAAACACCAGAAGAAGATAACGTGGCAATTGTGGAGTAAACATGGATAATATTTTAACACCAATGGACGAAATATTATTAACACCATTAGGAGATGAACTAGTAAATTTTGAAGCCTATGAAGAGAGTTATATAAACATAGTAACATTGAATGGTGATTGGTTAGTTACACCAGATGGTGTTGAAATAATTAATTTTGAGGCAATTCTTGAAAATCTACTAGTTACTCCAGCAGATGAAGAATTGCTATCTTTGGATGGAAATAATATGGAAATAGGAGGACAGAATGTTTAAATTTGGATGGAAAAGAGATTTGCCAGACGCAAGAGATTTTAAATATTTGCTTCCAAAGCTACAAAAATTTCCTAGCGTAATTGATCTTAGACCATCATGCCCTGATGTGGTTCATCAAAACAATTTAGGCTCTTGTGTTGGAAATTCAATTGCAAGTTGTTATTGGTTTGTTGAAAAGAAACAAAATATAGAAGTGTTTTATCCTTCTAGATTGTTTATTTATTACAATGCTAGAAAAAGAGAAGGAACAATAAAACAAGATGATGGGGTAATGATTCGTACTGGTATGAAAACAATAGATAAAGAGGGTGTTTGTCCTGAATACCAATGGCCTTATATAGAGGAAAAATTTGCTACTAAACCTACTTTAGATTGTTATCTACATGCTAAAGATCATCAGGTTTTAAAGTATATGAAAATTAAACACACAATGACAAACCTGAAGAGTTGCCTTGTTTCTGGTTATCCTTTTGTTTTTGGATTCTCAGTATATGATTCATTTGAATCAGAAGAAGTTGGAAGAACTGGAATAGTTCCTATACCTAATTTTTCTAAAGAAAGTTTAATAGGTGGTCATGCAGTTATGGCTGTAGGATATGATGATTCAGTAAATAGTTTCATAGTTCTAAATAGTTGGGGTAAAGATTGGGGAATGGAAGGATATTTTCTTCTTCCCTATGATTATATGTTGAACAAGAACCTTGCTGCTGATCTTTGGACCATCAGACTAGTTGAGGGGAAATAAGCCTAAAAAGGAGAGTCTTATGGAACCAGAAGAATTTTTAAAAGAAAGATGCGAGAATTTAGAAGAGGAATTAAGGGAAATGAAAAAAGATTGTAGAGAAACACATGCAGAAGTATCAAGGGACGTAGCTAAGACTGTAGAAAGTATACATGTATTAGCTAGAGAAGTCAATGGGAAAATGACAAAAGTACATGAAAGTATCAGTGATCTAAAGGTAGGTATTGAACAGAACTCTAACAAACAAAAATGGTATATTATTACTGTGTTAGTATCAATTATAATTCTTCTTCTAACTAGTATTGGTAATTTTGTCTATAATAGAGAAGAGAGTAGTAGAAGAGTTAGTGTTGAGACTCAGAGATTTCAAAAATTGGATTCTGGCTTAGAAAGACAATCACAGGATTTTCATGAGGCTCAAAGAAATGAAAAAGAGCAGGGGAAGAAATAAGTTTAAGTGTCCTTTTGACGATGGTAGAGAATGTTCTGATTGTTTTTATTATTGGGAAGGGGGGTGTTGTTTAGACCAAAACCAAAAAAGGAAGGTGAGCTTATGCGATATAGGTCAAGCAAAGACTTCAAAATCTTTGAAGAAGAAGTAAATTATTGGATAGACTTTTTTAAACTGTATAACTGGTACATACGAACAATATTTATCAATAGTGAAGATGATGAAGAATTTAATTTTGATACAGAAAGAGATGCTTGGTCTATAATAAATCATAAAGACCACATGTCTCTAATCTGTTTGAATAAAAAGAATTTAAATTTTAAAGAACTGAATACAGACTATGAGTTAAGAATGATTGCTTTTCATGAGGTATGTGAAGTTTTATTGTTTCCTTTAGCTTTATTAGGAGAAGATACTTATTCTGAAAATGTAATAGTAAAGAATACACATATTATAATTAATCATTTAGAAAATAGTGTGTTTAAGAGGAATTATGAAGAAAGAAAAAACAAAAATACCTAGAGGAATTAGAAATTGTAACCCTGGCAATCTGGTTATTAGCAAAATTCCTTGGAATGGAAAAGTTCCAAAGAAGGATAACACCGATGGTCATTTTGAACAGTTTACTTCTATGGAATAT